TTTAGAGTAAACCTTAATTTCTCCAGGCTTTGCCTTTTCATCAAAAAATCCAAAAGTTTCCTTAAACTTCTTTTGAATTTTCCAAGGAATTTTATCCTGTCCTATCAGGTATTTACGATTTTTTTTATTTTTTCCTTTTTTTCGTGACTGTTTTTTAGTAGCAAATTCGGGAGGGCTTTTTTTTCTTTTCTCTTTTTCTTTTTTTGGGTGGGTTCTTAAGCTTTTAAGCTTGCCTAAAACCGATAAATAATCCTCCCTGCAAAATGCTTTAACCCTAAAGATACTTACCTTAAACCTCTTCTGGTAAACATCATCCCTTTGCTGGTCAAATTCAGTATCCTTATGAAAGCGTTTACCGTCAATCTCAACCGCAACCCTTAAAGATTCACACCAGAAATCAAAGATACGATAACCAAATATTTTTTGGCGCGTAAACTAAAAATGAAAATCTTTACAAATATTCTTATCAAACCAGTTTTCTGCTGGATTAAGTAGGGTTAACCGCTGCTGTCTTTTAGCAGCCTTCTTTAAGAAAGTTTTGGATTTTTTACTCCAAGGATTGAGTAAAATCTTTCTTTTGGTCATTTCTTTCTATTATCTGGGATAACCTTACCTAAAGCATCAGAAATGGTAAAAGACAGCTCACCGATGAGTTTAAGTAGCTTTCCTGCCCAAGAAAAGAGACTAGCTCTTTTTTCAGTAGGGGTAAGTCTTCCCAAAATCTCCCACAAAACAGTAACAATGGTGGCAGTTAATGCAGTGTGACTAGAAATAAATTTGGTAATTTTGGCAAAAAGTTCCATTTAAGCCTCCAAAAAATTTTGCGCTTGCTTCAAAGCGTCATCAAGGGTTTTGATGTTATAAACTTTATTGTCATTGATGTTCTCAGATGGGTGAAAATAAATTGTAGTTAACATATAACCAGACTGCACCTGATCGATTTTGATCTTTTTAATAAACTTACCTTGGGTTTTTTTGACTTCAACCTTTGGTTCTTCTTTTTTCTTGGCCATTATTTCTCCTTCCCGCAAGGGTATGGTTTACAGGGTAGCATAGGCTTCCCCTCAAGTCCAAAATTGTAATTATCAATGGTGCAGAGCATCGAATAATGCGCTTGCTGCAAAGCGCAGATATTGTTGGAATGGGTAAAAATATCAATCAAAAGCATGCATTTGTGGTGGTCGTCAGCTCCACAACTATAGAACCCCTTCTTCATCGTCTCCATTGGTGGTTTTCTCACCTTCTGGTCCACCTTGATCGGAGTTGCCGGAGGGGGCATCGAAGAACAAGCTGTTAACATCATCAGCGGTAATAGCCCTTTGCTTATGTTTTTGAATCTCATCTTCCAACCTTTTCTTTTCGGTTTCGGCAAACTGGTCCTGCTCTTGACGAAACTTTAAATCGTCCCTGATACGGTAAAAATCCTTCTCCCATTTACCCGCATCGTTTCCTATTTTTATTGCTCTTAAAAAAGCAATTCCAATCAAACCAAGCCCAATTCCAAGAGTGGCAATCGCACCAACAATGTAAAATTCACTCATCTGATTCCAGTAGCGCACCCGCGTGAAACCCCTCTAACGGGTCATCTAAAAGTTTAAAGCTGTGTTTTGGGGTGATAATAGGAATAATATAAGGGAAAGTATGAAACATCATCGCTCGGCGCAGCTCAATGTTTTCTGAAAGAAGACTTTCTTTTTCTTTTTTTAAAACTTCAACCTGTTTTTTGAAGCTCATGAATTAAGAATGCCACAATCCTTCACTGTGTCAAATTTAACCAAATGTTTTCCTTGAAGAAACCTGAATATGAAAATGCTCGGCTGTTGCCCTTGGAGAAGTGGAGGAATGATCTAGGGGTGGGATTGTAGTACCTTCCGTTCCTTTACTTGTTTTGCCATAAGGGAAGGTTAAATTAACAATGGTCCTGAGTTTTTCAGCTTCGTTTTTAGGCAGGTCCAAACTGCGAATATCAATAAACCGATAGGGTGGAACCTGATCATGGGTTGATCCATCCTTATCCACAATTCTTGTCACTGTAAAAATATGGCCATCTAAAACATACTCACCGTAGGCAATGATAAATTGGATCACCCTACGAAGTTTAGGATGAAGGTAATCAATCTCTTTCTCGTCATGCGCTCGTTTGTATTTAAGATTCACTTCTTACCTTTCTTTTTCACATCTGGGGCGTTATCCACATACCAAAGCTGATTCACTCTTTCCTTCAGACCTTGAGGCCCTTCTAATACTGCTTTAATTTCAGATACATCTTTTTTTAAAATAACCACTGACTCATTTTTGATAATCCGCTCATCAACTTCTGATAAAGCAGCGCGATAACTGATGATGCCACTAATAAAAATACCACCAATAGGGAGAGCCAACGCCGCCGTAAAAACTCTCTTAATCGAGGTGGCACGGTGCTCGTATCCTTCGGTTCTGAAAACGTGGCCACCACCTCCCCCTTTCTCACCCTGATCTCCTTCGGGAAGCACTCTTCGCTGATCTCCTGAAATTTCATTCACCTGCAACCATTCTTTCACCATTTTGGAATTCACATGTCTGACAAAAAACACCTTTTAAAGCAATCCCATTTCGATAATAAACCTTTTCAAACTCATATAGATGTGCCCCACAGGATGGGCATTCGATATTAATCAGCGTAACACCCTCCCGATGTATAAGGTCGCTCTCTTTGGCTTTTTTTTCCACAACCAACCTGTTCCATTGTAAAAGCTTGAAGGTCATTCATTCTCTTTTCTCTTGATACAAATGGCCAAATGATAATCTGTAAACACATTATTTTCAGACAGGCACCTTGCATAATCATAAATGCACTGTTGTTGCTTTTCAAATTGCTTGGAAGGAACCTTATCAACATGAATGCTACAAAGCAGATATATGGTAAAAAAAAGGCTATTCACTTGGCTCCTGAAATATCAACTTTGAATAGTTTTCTGGGACATCACCTTCAACAATTTCAAATAAATCTGGATGATTTAATACAGACGGATGATTCTCAAGGTTGTTTTCAAACCCCTCAACATTAACCACGTAAACGTCAGCATTCTTCTGTTTTATGTACATCGGTATGATCCTCCTATATGAATGGTTCTTGGGTTATTCGATGCGATAACAAAAACAAATTCATTGGCCGTGTTGCCAGCGTTTCTTTTCAAAGCCGCATTCGCATTTGATGTCATTGTCCCACTTGGTGTGGTTAACATACGAGCATAGTCGCACATATAAAGGTACTGGCTACCTGCACTTAAACCAGTCGGAACAAATGCTGTTGGAAACTCTGGAGGAAACCCAATCTTTACTTGTGTAATAGCCGTTCCTGCTGTCGCATATGTTAAAAAGAATTTATAAAATACCGTATTGCCAATTCTTACAAACCACTGACTCAAAGTAGACGCACCGGAAGGGGCTGCTGTTCCTGTGAAAGTAATGGTTGCTGTAATCGCAGACTCAGCTTCATCTTGAAAATCATGTTCCGCAAGATTCGCTGTGGCGTTTGTATCATTAGCTAAAAACTTATACGCAGCTACTTGCTGCATTTTAGCAACCGTCACCGCATTATTGGTTATCGTTGTAGCATTAGAACCAGCAGGTGCCGTTACATCCCCAGTTAATGCCGCACGACGAATGTTATTGGACCCATCAAATTCAAGTGTAGAATTCAAGGCAATTTCAGCAGGATCACCAGCACCAGCCGCATCACGGCCAATCAGCCGATCTGTTGCAATGTTTTGCATCTTAGCAAATGTGACCGCATCATTAGCGATTGTAGCCGGTACTGACCCTGGTCCAGTTGCAGTCACGTCGCCTGTTAAATCAGTGATTCCAGAACCACCTGAAGCAGTGACATCGAAAAAATCCAAAAACCATCGACCCAAATACCAATAAGCAGCAAAACCTGTCTGCGCAGGAACCGTATAGGTGGTGAGTCCATTAATGACAAAAACGGATGATGCGTCAATAATATTTAAGTTAAATTCTTCTCTTGTGAAAAAGAAAAGCTCACGACTTGCTTTTAAATTAATCCCGTCATCATCGGTTGCCGTAACCCCATCAAATACAGGAAGGTCAACATCAATCGATGCTGTGACAACATAAATCCCAACATCCTGTGGTGACATGGAATAGTTAGCGGATATGGTTTTAAAATTCTTTCTTCGGCTCATATTCCATACTCCGGCACGTCAACGGTAATATTTTCATCGACAATCGTTCGATCTTCACTCAACCCATCTGAAATTAATGGATTGTAGTTTTTATCCATTACGAGAGAATGATAAACATAAATTAACATTTCAATATTTGTATCGATGGAATAGGTGGCCTTTGTCTGAATCGCTGTGTTTTTTACAATCCATTTAAAAGTGTGTGAATCATTAACAACATCTACAAATCGTATTGGAGATACATCCCCTCCTAATGATTTAAAGTCACCGTTAAGCGTGACAATGGTCTGTCCCGCTTGTGAACTTTGATTGGTTGCATAAATAATTGGCCAAGGACCAAGCCCTGAATTTTCACCCGAGTTTTGATACTTTCCGTTGAGTTCAATTTCACAAAGATTATTGATCGTGAATATTTCATTGTTTTGAGATCCAGCAAAAGTAATGTCTGTTGCTGAAACGTGAGACCCTCTGACGTGAATAAACTTAGGTTTATATTGGTCTTCTGGGTCTTGATCTGAATAATACCAAGGAACCTCATTACCCGCCGTGTCAGATTTTGAATGGAATAGATTACCATCATGATAAATGGTCCCGTTCCCGTGATTTAAAAAGAATCCGTCTTTGGATCTAAAATCAGTATTGAGGTAAATCAAAGATTTCCATTTTTCCATTCGGCAGGCTTCAGTATAAATGCCGTTTCCAAGTTGACTTGGATTTAAAAACTGGCATCTTTCTGCGGCGTCGCCTTTAACAGTGACCAATCTAGGTCCATACGCATCAATTAAATCTTGTCCATTGTTAGCTTCAAGATTATCCAATCGAATCATATTCCCTGAGGTCATCACCCAATCATCACAAGCTACAAACCCTTGGGTCCATCCTTTTGCATAAATCCCACGCTCATTAATTCTTTTGGCTCGGATCGACCATTTCATGGTTGAAACATCACCAATGTCACCAGCGCCAGAAGAATCAATGTAACCACACTTAATATGCACTTGTGGAACGGCAGTATCTGCTGGATTTTGATTAGCAAATAAGGAAGCGATTAGGCTTAACGTGCCCTCTCCATCGATATTAAAAAACTGGCCAGGGGTAATCAAAAACGCCGCAGATCCAGTGCTTGTTTGTAACGAAGATCCCCTTTCAAGATAAAGCCGAGCTATGTCAGTAACGGACATTGGCACTGTCATATCGTAGTTGCCTGGGAAAAAATGAATGCCATACCCAGGAGTCCATGCCGCAATAGCCGCATCAACAGTTTGATATTTAAACAACATTGAGTTTGGTTGTGCTGTCCCGTCATCCCCATAAACTTCATCTACAAAAATGGTGTTATTGATTAATACATCCAACGCAGGTTGGCCAACCAACGGATCAAATGCGGTGCCGTTTCCAGTAATGGTTGTCCCGTCCACAAAAACACCGTTGAAGTTTACGATCCTTCCGTTTTGTCCGTCATCGGTAACCGAAACAACTCCAGTCCCGTTGTCTGTTACATCGTAAATATAATTTCCGATCACTCTCCAGCTAATATCGTTTTCATCGTATTGGAAAATAGCCATCCCGTTTGAAGGGAGTGTCCAAATGGTTCCAGGAGCTACAAATCTTGGGGATAAGAAACGATTTCCAGCAGATGAAAGAGGATCGTCATGTGAAAAATAAATGGATGTATCTGGGGATACATTATGAATAATAATAAACCTTCCACCAGAGCCACCCTGAAGACCTGTGAATAGAGGTGGATCAAAAAGATCTCCAACAACACGAATAACGGTTGCCGTTGAAAACCCAGATGGGTTCCAATCGTTGATAACATTGTTTAAAAGTGGGGTAGTAATGATTCCTGTAAACTGCCAGTCTTGGGTTCCTGCACTAACAATAGGGTCAGTAAGTGGTCCGGTGATTTGTACGTTTGTTCCAGCGTTAACCGAGTTAACCGCCCCACCACCTCCAGTTCCAACAAGAAGCCATGTAAGGGTTGGAAAATCGAAAATGTAAAAACTATCAGTTCCTGTGACAATAGCTGGGGTCCCGTCGGCTGCAACAGGAGGGAGATCAGCTACCGTTGGTACAGTAAGAATCCCATCATCTGGGAATCGGATATGTTGTGTGGTCAAGAGCCAACCCCTTTTCCACCATACCAGGCTGAGATCGTACCTGTCCCTGCCACATCTGGTTCATAACGAAAACGCATGAATTGGTGACTAAGTTGGTTAAGATCCAATTGAACAACCCCATCGGCAGCGGCAATAATCGGAATGTAGCGAAGCTGAAGTGGAGCATAAGAACCAACCGCGCCCGTTAAGGAAACATCAATATAAAAAACACCTTCCGAAGAAGTGGTTTGAAACAAAAACTCGACATTAATGTTGTCTAGGCCGGATATATCTACGGGATCAGATATTTGTTGAGTCGATGAATCAACATTATCCCATACCTGAGTGGGAGTTTGAAACGCCTTAGATGTAGCATTCATGGGTCTGCGCATGATTCTCTCGATTCATGGCAAGTACCCCTCACCAGGTTTAAATAATTAAGTATCCGTAATTACAAGTTTCTCTTGTAATTTACCTCATCTTAACCCACGTTAGCAACGGCTTCAAGCGGTGGGATACTTCTTACCATAGGAGGCAAAAACGGAGGCATTTCGTATCCATTTTTACCAAGCTCTTCCATTCGACGCAATGCAATTTTACCACCATCCCCAAGCCTTGCCTGTTTCAATGGAAGTTGAAGATAGCGGTAAACATTCACAGCCGCACGTTCTGCTTCAAATACGGTTTCTCCATATCCAGTAAGATCCATTACATTCGTTCCGCAGGTTAGAATCTTTCCGTTTTCCATATACATATCTTGTGGGTAGATATTCCCAATCTCTTCTGGTTCAATCCCATCCACAAAAGAATTCTGACACACTTTTTCAGGCAATGTGATTTTCATGGAATAGGTAAACCCAGACTTAAACGAGATAGGGCTAGCATCCCCTTTGGCAATTCGTGAGAAAAACACCCCTACAGGCTCATCAAGCAATCTAAAAAAAGAACCCGTGGAAGCAGGGGACACCGTAAAATAACGCCCATAGAACTTGTTCTTCTTGACTGTTCCGTGGATACATAGGCATCCAGTATACTGGATTCTTTCTACAAAAGCCCCGATCTTTTTTAAAGATTCCTGAATCAATTTGGGCTGTCTTTTGGGATAAGCAAATGCTACTGAAGTCTGACCATTGACCCGAACACCAGAATCCCCATGCATCAAACGATTGGTTTCAAATTTAGCTACAGGCATCGGTACGGGTTGACCGTTGGAATACCAGCACTCAACAGATACATCATGACCGTAGATCACTTCTTCTAAAAGAACCTTTCCATCCAGCCCCATATCCTTTTTGATGTGGAGCATGTGATTCACAAATTCAGGATACGACCTTGGGGTAAAATCCAAATAGGAATGGCTAGGCATATGAAAGGAAAACGTCTCGTTCTGGTCATTGGCAAATTCAATCGCTAGAGATAATGAGTCAAACGAATAAGAACGAGGACAACGAATCCCAAAAGAATCCATCGCTTTCATGGCAAAACGATCATCCTGCTCTAGTTTTTTAGCCCAGTCGTTGGGACCCACAAAACCAATACCATATGACTTGATTACATCCTCGAATTTTAAAATATCTACGCTGGAATCAGAAATCGCTACATCTGGTTTTCCTTTAATGGCCTCATCCATCGAGGAAACATGATTGATCATCCCCCTTAAATTTTTGGATCCAAAACTTAAATAATCAACTTCATTACCTTCCTGTTTTAATTTGAATGCCAGGCGAGATAACTCACCTGACTTGGATGCAATCAAGAATTTCATCGTTTAACCGCTCTTTCTCCCATTGGGCGAAGTTCAACAACATTTTTAGAAAGCAAGAAATCTAACCGTTCATTAAGTTTTTCAACCATGTCAGCATTACCCATTTGATTCTGAATGATAATGGCCTCTACAACTTTATTCACAGCAGGATGAATTTTATCGACCATAGTAATTTTTCTGGCATTCCTACTTGCAATCTGATCAATTTTTTCAAGTGTCTCCAAAGCAATTTTTGGAGGAATGTTACCAAAAGAATCACCCGTCTGAGCAAGTCGATTGGTAAGATATTTTTCAAACAGTTTACCCTTGGTTTTTTGCAATAAATAATACGTCTCTGGTGTTAACTTATCATAGGCGCTTAAACTTTCTGCTGGAGAAGAAGGAGAATACCCAAGTCTTTGAATTTCTTTCATGGCTGGAGAATTATTATATGTTTTGGTGCGAATAGATGTCAGCATGTTTTGAGCAGGACTTCCCTCAAAGGCAACAGGATTTCCAAATATATCAACGATTGGTGGGATTTCGGTACGTACAAATGGAATTTGCGCTTGAATTCGTTCGCCTGCGGTTTTACCAATACGTAATGTTGGATCAATTGTGTTAGCTACATTTCTTACCAGTGAAGAATTTGGCATCATCATAAACCCTAAAGAAGATGCAAATTTTTGAATGTTTTTATCTGGGTCGGCATACGCATCGAATAAATTACTTAATCCTTGCATAAATGAAGCGTTTAAAACCTGTTTGGTAAGACCTGCTGCAACAGCCAGCGCCGCATCATTTTTGTTTAGAGTATCGAATGTTCCAAGAACATTTGCCGTGGTTCCTAAAACTGTATTAAATGGCTCAATACCTGCGTAGGAAATCCATTTCTTAGTGCCATCCTTAAACTCAAACAAGATTGATCGAGGCTGTTTATTGGCATAAAATAAAGCTTTCTCTTTTGGATCTTTAGGGGCATCCCCTGTAATTGATCCTTCAGCGTATAATCCTGCGATACCGCTTAGAACAGCGCTACTCATCGCCACATCTTGCGGTGTAAATTGATATTGTTCTTTTCCCTTATTTGATTTTTTTATTTTGGAATAAGCCCCAAACCCAACACCTGTGGTAGCAAGTGTGCCAAGGGTTGCCTTGATAATATTTTCCTCAAGTCGTTTAGCATCTAGTTGTTTTCCTCGAAGCGCAAGAGAAACAAACCCAAGTGGAGTTTTTTCAAAATTACGGCTCATGACATTGATTGGGGTAGTTGTAAATGGCTGCACAAATCGCAAAGGACTTTTTTGAATCATGCCTGTTAATGACCTAGCTGTTCCCTTTAACGGATTGGTGTATGTATAATAAAGAGAATCTTCATAGGCTTTTTTTAGAACATCATCAGGGGAATCTTTGATATACTGAAGTGTTTTTTCAGCAATATTTCCACCTTCTTTAACAGCTTTGTTGTAAGCCATTTGGTACTTAGACATTCCAAAATTAAGTGTCTTAAAAAATTCATCACTTGCTGCCAAGGCTTTTCCTGGCCAGCCAATAACAGCTTTAGCTGTCTTTGATCGAACGGGAGGAACCCTGGTTGGTCCTGTCTCAAGGCCGTATTTGCCAACGCCCCCAAATTGACTTTGATTGGTTTTCCAAGTCTTCTGAAGATTTTTTAAAGCTGGGCCAAAAGAGGCTGCAAATCCCTTGAGTTGATAGTAGGGTTCAAGAACTTGTGTAATTTTTTCTTTTCCTCGAAGCGCATTGATCGCAGACAATCCAACTTGACCAGTCGTTATAATTGGCCTTTGAATAATTTCCGAAGTGTTGGAAACAAAATTTTTAAAATGTGTTGGTGGGCCAGACAACAACCCATTAACGCTTGTATAAAATGCTTTATCCACAGCTTGTTCCCAGAACGGTTTAGAAAACTGTCTTACATATGAATGTATTGCTCTTATATCCCCACTGGCTTCGTTCTTTACAAAATCTTGGAAAAACTTTGCTTCCTTTGGATTGGATAAAAGTTTTTCAATATTAGACAAATCTTTGACAGATAAAGAAGATTTTAATGTTGGATCTTTGGGGTTTCTAGCAAAACGAAGTGCCGCGCCAGCTTCTGATTTACCACCTGTAAACACCGAAAGATCAGCAAAGTAATCCATCCACCCTTTTACAAAAGCTTCTTTTTGTGCAGGTTTGGTTAGATCAACCTTGTCGTTGAGTCTGAGTAAAACATCTGACTGATCTTTAAGATAGTCCCCCAAAAATACCATTTCTTGACGGTTCCACGCTTTACCTTTTTCCCATGAAGAAAGCATTTTACGTTCATCCAGGCCATACTGCTCTGCTAAATCAATCAGTTCTTGCCGAGACATAGGCTCATACGCATTTTCTACAATCTTTTTATTGGCCTGAGCCGCTTGCTGAACAAGTGAGGCAATATCCTCATCATTGGCTGGAACATTACGAAGATTTAATCCAGCCACTTTATCTCTCGTTACTTGCCCTGTAGGTAGTCCAGGTTTAGGAACCTGAAAGTCTGTTAGGTCAATTTTAGAAGCATACTTTCCTTGTAGTTCTTTGGCGTGTTCAGAAACAACCTTTTCAACCCCATCTAAAGTCGGAGTTGTCAGTGGAGTTGGTTTAATCCCAAACTTCTGTTCAAGTAGAATTCTGGTTTGATCGGCAGCGTCATTTGAGGTGGCAGATTTACGAAGAATCCCTGGAGCACCTGTGTTTTTAATCTCATCATCCAAGATCGATAATCGTTTCAAATCTACAAGCTTCTTGGACGGAATAGGAAAACCTTCGGCAATAGCCTTGTTAAGCGTATCTTTGGAGAAACCGCCATTGGCTTCAACAAAATCCGTAAGCGACTGAGTCTCAATTTGAGCCTGTCTGACCGCTTGATCTGCCACATCTGAAGCTCCTTTGGTTTGAATTGGGGCAATGCCTTGTGCAATTTTTTCAACAACAGGAAATTTCTTTACAATCTTTTGGCCGACACCTGTCTTTAATCCGCGTAAAGCTCCAAGCCCTGTCCCCATTAAAGCAAGGTCAATCCCAACACCGATTGCTCCAGCTTTACCTACGTCCTTGGCTTTCTCAGTAATAGTCTCACCTTCAGACTCTCCAAGACCATAGGTTCCAGCCAAGGCAGCCGTTGTACCTAATCTTGCAAGATTGGTTTTGGCAGCCAGTGGCATTGCAATCGCCTGAAGAATTCCAGCCACAACCGAACCAGCAATGAAGCTTTTAGGATTTGCTTCTTTAGCGACTCTAACTGCCTGACGCTCTTCATTTCTTAGTTCTTCAACAGTAGGTTGTGGGATGTCCGGACCAGGAAGAAGGTTGCTTAACCCAATCAAACCTTTTGTAGCATAAGGAACAATTTCATCTTGGAATCCAAACGTAAACATCTTCCCCGCACCGCGAGCAGCACTGTCTAGTTTAGACGGAAGCTGTGGCTCAAACTCATCTTGAAGACGCTTTTTTTTTGCAGGGTCTATCTTTTCCAAATCCCCTGAATTTTTCAGCGCAAGATAAGCTTCCAGCTTACTCTTGAACATTATTCACCTTCGCCCAGAAAATCCAACGCGGATTGATTTACTCCACTTGGAGCCGCAGCTTGAACAGGGAGTTTTTCAACATCTACTGGTAACGGTGCTTTCTTTTCTTTTACATTCTTGGCTGCGTTTTTAGGAACTTGCGCTTTCTTACCTGCTTCCTGACCAGACTGAATTAATCCCTGAATGACCATCTGAAGACCTTGAGGATCACCTTTCCCATAATCAAAAAGACCTTTGGCCGCAGCTTTTGGGTTAGGAGTGTTTTTTAATCCTCTGTTTTGAGCAAATGTAGAATACAAGTTAATATTCTCTGTTACATTTTTCATGAGCTCATTGGATAATTCTGGATTTGTAAACTGCATCTCCGCAGCATCCTGCATCATGCGAACCATTTGACTCGTTCCCATAGCATATGCACGAAGAGCAGCGACCTCGTCATCATAATTTCTCGAGGAAATTCCCGCCCTAATTTTATTTAAATTATCATCAAACATTCTCTTTTGCTGACCTGCTTTATCAAGCTCAGATCGAAGCGCTTCTGCTGTCAAATGAGAATAAGGTTGGGAAAGCATATCCATGAGACCTGGTGCAAACTTCACAAGCCCTTGGACGTCCATTCCTTTGGATGTAGGCATTTCCATCAATTTCTGATAGTTGGTTTTGGGTTGACCACTCTCAAACATTTCAATCCCAGCAATACGAGCATCTTCCATAGGGTTTGAACTGATCCCAGTATTAAATCTAAAATAAGCATCTGCCGATTTTTGTTTATTCAGCAAAGACTGTTGTTGTTCAATGGTTTGACGGTCCCGAAGATTCTTAAGCTCATTAGCTTCCATAGCTAAATTTTGAGCCTTCATACGATTACCTTCTGCTAATTGTTGAGCACGTTTCACTTTTGGAGCCAAAAACATAGCTTGGATAGCTCCACTTAGAGAACCTAACCCACGCTGTCCATATTGTAGATTTTTAGCTCTAGCATATCTACCCTCAACATCTGAGACACCCTTTTCAGATAAATTTTCCTCATTTAAAATGGATGCAGCAGGATTACCTTGTCTTTTGGGTTGCATAAAAAGATTAGGATCATACTCCTGAGGCTCTTGGGCTTGCCCTAATTGAGCAAGATACTGATCTTCAGGGTTTTCCTGAGACTGAGCCAGTAGAGCTTGTAATTCATTCATGTCCATTTCAATCTCCTACCCTGGAATAATTTCCCCAACGGTTTGCCCAGCTTGGTTAATCATATCCCAATAGCTTGGTTGAGCAATCGAAGAACCACTCTTAAGAAGTCCAGCCAGTCTAAACATTTGATCCAATGGGAAGTTCGCTCCGGCCATATCTTGACCAAAGAATTGTTGTTGTAAGTTGCCACCAAACCCAGCTTGTCCAAGACCCAATTGTCCAAGTCCTGAAGCCAAATCACCATAAGCTGAAGCCCTACGAAGACCTTCTCCCAACGCTTGTTGTCCTGCGGCGAGTTGAAGCCCTTGACGACGAGCCAGTTCACCTTGAAGGAAGTTTGCTGTTTGATCCGACAACTGGCTTGAAATATCTGAACTTAAACGTGCAAGCGCATCAGTTCTAGCTGTTCCAGAACCAAGTCCTCCACTTGTGGCTGCAGCCGAAGAAGCAATTTTATCTGCTCCAATATTAAATCCGCGCTGCGCTTGATTACCCATAGCATCCAAAACACCTTGGACTTGGGGATTGTTTAAGTTGGTAAAATTGTCGGAAAGAGTGTTGGAGAAGAAATTACCAGCTCCAAATGGGTCTGTTCCAATTTGCTCTGCCCCAAGATTAAACAGGCCACCTGCTTGCCCCATATAACCTTGACCGCCTTGAATAAAGGAAAGTGGATTTACATTTCCTTGGGCATTGTTAAAAACATTCTGTGCTTGATTAGGGTTCCAATTGGCAAAAAGATCACCCACTGATCCAGTGAGTGGGTCAATGACATTTTGCTGTGCATTGCCATCAAATGTAGGTGCCGCACTTGCTCCGCGTTTAAAAGGATTACCCATTATATTCTCCTGAATCTTGAGCCTTGTAGCTCATCATAACACCCTACAATGGCCGTTACAGCTTTACGTTCTCGACCCCATTGTAGAAACTCTTGCCATAAACTGTCAACTTGCTCCCCACCCGACATCAATTCATGAATGGCTTGATGCCTCATGTCGAGAAGATAGGGGGCAATATATCCCACAAAAAATCCGACAATCATATCCCCATCTTCTACAATTCTTGCAAAACCCGTTCTCATGTATAAGCGAAGAAGTGTTTCAATACTTTGATCATCTAACCCAGCTCCAGCTTGATCGGTCCATTGTCTTTTTTCAATTTCCGAAAGTATCAGTTTTTTAACACTCGGAACATCTTTGTAAAAGATCTCACGGATCATATATTCTCCCTGACATAATATCCAATTTCGACATCTTGGAGTGTGGTTCGACCTTCGGTTTCAACCGCCACTTTAAAATACCTACCGTATACATCTGGAAATGTGTAAGGGTCATACCCTGCTGCAAGGTTAATGGTAAAAGGACCATTCCATGTAATAGGATCCATTTCTGACTGTGCCGTACCAATATAAATATCAAGGTCGGCTGTGTAGGTTGGATCTGCCCCAACCCGAATGCGCTGGACACTTTTAAGCAAAGCCCCAGTGCCGCAATCTGTCAGTTTGGATTCATATCTTTTGGTAAATCCAACCCCATCGGCCAAAACATCTTGTTCAAGAACGAAGATTAACCCGTCATCATTACCCATCAAGGATGAAGGGAAGGTGGTGAGGAAAAATCTTTGATTCCAAAACCATGAACCTTGAGAGTCCCACGTCCCAACCGTATTATCCCAAATGCGCTCGTTAACCCTTCTGAATTTTCCATACGCAGTAGCATCCACCACGCGGGGTCCAGACCATTTTTTAAGAGTAAGGTTAAAAACATAAGCCTTATCATGAACTCTATTTTCTGTGGTTGAATACGAAAGCCAAAACTCATCGTAGTCTTCAATATAAAAAAGCTCAATGTACGGCGCTTGGTTAGGAGTCACACCTTTAAAAAATTCAAGCTTAATGGGTTCACCGATATTTTCAAACCCAAGCCCGTTATTCACCCATACATTTTCATTTCCGACAAAGGCATGAATGTCTACGCGGTTCACCAAAGCATCGGTGGCCAAAAGACCCGTTCTTGTTTCTGTTCTTCTAAACGCAAAAATATCAGGTAAGCCAACGTAGGAAATGGCCTCAATCGAACGCTCTCGATAGATAAATAGCTCTCGCTTTAACTGTTCTAATCTAACCACAAAGTCAGGGGTGTTGAATCGAAATGCCCCAGACTGACCCGTTCCATCAATGTTATTTTCCCAAATTTCAAATTCATTAATCTGAGACCATCTAATTTTATTAGGCAAAAGTGTTCCATTTTCTGTCAAATAGCCAACGACCAGAAAATTAGAAAACACCCGAATCATTCTAGCCTTGATCGGAGACGTAAGAACACCAACCCCTTTAACGCTATCGCCTGTTTGGAGACCAGGGAGTGGCACGTGAAACACAGCGTTGGATTCATATTTACTTACCTCATTGATTCCATCGGTAAAGTAAACAACATCGTTGGAAGAGGTTACGTCAAACTGGGTTGTTTCGTTGTATACCATCGAAGCTAGCCCATTTACATCATCCCCAGAGGTATGAATAAACTGCGCTCCAACTCCAGGAGGTGCCCAAGAAGGACGAGAAACATCAATCGTGGTTGGAGTAAGTGCATCAATCACAAGATACTCAACAGTGGATGTTCCAAAGCCCAAAAGAATTTGCTCACCCACGTTCAGACCAGTAGTATCTACCACGTTGATAGTTACATCATTCACAGCTACGTTGGCCGTTAACGTGGTTGTGATCGGTGTTGCTCCTTGCGTAATTGGAATCCATAGGCTTAATGCCGTATTGAAGATGTAAGCTCGTTTATTGGTAAAACATAAAAGATCTGTGTCACCGTCTGATTTAAAAAATTGCTGAATATGAAGAGGGATAAGAATCCCACCAGCCACATCACCTTCTTCAAGAATCTGGTCTGTAAACTTGTTCCAACCCATCGCTGTTTCTAAGCAATTGTTGCGAAGAATATAATTCTCGGATTTACGGAATACATTATCATCCACAACCCAATCGGCTAGGGCTGTGTTAAGACCACCGTAAGGCGCTCCAAATCTTTTAGGGGTAAGGCGACTCATTAACTCCACTCCGTTGGATCTTCAATCCAGCCACGTAAATTTAAAGCGCTGGTTCCTCCAGCTCCGGTGGCAGAAACATCCCAATCTCTAGTTGTTCTAATCATTAAAAATGATGGGCCAATAAAATTTTTTAAAGAAGGCTGTAGGGCAGTCTGAGCTAAAGCACCGCCATTAACAGTGATAGTTGATCCGATAATAGTTGTTGCAAAAGCCTGGAAGTATGCGTGTTTAGCTGTTAATGGGAGACTATTGTAGGTCACAGTCTGAAATGAATCTGCTGCGAAAGATTTTGTTTCAATGGGGATTTCAGTAATAAAGATGCCGCAATTTGAAACAAATTTTGGCAATGCGTCGCTTGAAGTTAACGTGCAAAAAGCCCCTTGATAATGCCATTCTCCATAATTGTAGCCAGTTGGTCCAATACTTGGGTCGTTTTCGTCCGCAATAATTCCAGGTTTATCATTGTCCACAACAGCATATAAATAATATGCTGTATCCGCAGTTAAAGTAAGTCCTGTGTTTAAACCATTAATCCCGTTAGTTGTTAAATCGACAGTTATATTTTCTGTTCCAAAATAAAGTTTATACCCTTGGGGTTGGTTAACCTGCCTTGTTTCACCTGTTATTAAATAAAGAGGGTTTGTGGCAGAAGCATCAAATTGAATACTTGTCCCAAAATCATCTGTGTTGTAAAACGAGTGACGGTTAACACGGTTAGCCTTCCACATGGCAGGATGAGCCAGTGCATCTGAAAGGTGACGGTTGTACAAATCAAAAAGCTGACGACTGATCTGATTATTAACATCTGTGATCTGCTGCGCCCACTGAACAAATTCTTTGTAAGAAATACCTTCAGGTGGTCTAGGCAGTGCATCTGGAAAAATGTTTTGTTCGGATTTTAATTGCAAAACAATCCTCTCAATTAACCTAATTCATAGGCATATAGACGAATATCATTAACATTTACAGCATGTGTTCCAATTGCACTTAAATCTCTAAACTCAAGAGTATAAACATAAGTCCCCGCAGCAACAGGGTCTATAACATTAAATGAACTAGCTGGTATTGTGTACACAACTCCATATGCATTTAGTTGTACTGTAGAAAACGCAGAACCGTCTCTTACAAATCGAAAAGCTGAAGTCATTGTTTGAAGAGTGCTTGCATTCATGCCAATAGTTGCACCGCCAAGACTTGTTGTTGTGCCACCTAATGTTACATAAACAGGCTTGCCTGTGGTTGTAATCGTTACTTGGACTCCAGATACAGCTACCCAGTTACCACTTGAATCTGAATCTGTAACTTCACTATCCCTAGCTAACTCTCTAATACCAGCTACCGTTCCACCATTAGCCCTTGTTACTTCCTCCCAACATTCATTGGCAAATTCAGAAGTTACGCTATGACCTGTGGTTCCTGCGATAACAACCGAACCTCCAATATCGATGTCATCCAATACCTCTAAATCATTAACCCCCGTGACGTTATTAGCATCATCAATAATGATTCCAGAATCCTGAATTCCACCATCCACACCATCTGCACGAATAATCGCATTATCTGTAAATGACCCAGGAGTTACACCGTTGGTGGTCACATCTTCCCAAGTTGTTCCATTACTTCTCTGAAGTGTGTTGGTTGTGGTATTAAAATATAAACCGTAATGTGTTGCTGCTGGGCGATCTGCGGTAGACCCTTTCAAACCTCTGTAGTGATACTTAGGGTTGTTAATATCCGCGCCAGGAAACGCACCTGCATCTTGAGATAAAGGAGCACCTTCGGTGGCCACCAAAGAAGTCTGCACATCCGTTTTAAATTCACGGATGACATCATCGCCTTGAGAAACTAAATCTGTACCTGCGGGTACGGCTGTATTCCACGTCATCTGTATCTACCTCTGTTTCGTTGAATGCCCGATCCGTTCACATCGGACCTTGGTCTAATTTGAAATTCATCTGGAAGTTCTCGGTCAGCATTGGCGACCGTAAGCTTACCTAATTCCTGGGTGTACCAATTCATGGCCTGATCTGCGTCTTGCCATTCTCGAAGTTTACGAAATGCCTTGGCTGTAGCATACGCTTCCATCACCTCTGGGTATTTGACCAAAAGTTCATCTGTGTCATCTCCGTCCTCTTCAAGGTCGGGTAGAAAACGATAATAATCTAGTTGAAGGTCATAAATCTGATCTGGCACTGGATAGAGATAAAGTCTCATTTTATCGATATACCAATACAGAGGACGACCTTGTTGTGTAATGGCTTGGGTTTTACGAACATCTTCTGGGTCTACCCAGGTAAGCTCAATCCAACGATCATTGAGAATTAAACTGACAATATCATCGTCTTTAAAGTCATCAGGCAAAACAATGTATTCTTGTCCAACAACCGTATTTAAAATGGTGTCGGTTCTCATGAACCAATAATTCTTATCGTTGGAAATCGTGCGACGACAGTTGTTGATGTATTCAATGCAGTAGTCATTCAACGTGGGGTCGCCTACGCGCCCCACGTTGAGTTTAACCTTGTCCACCAATCTATTTACGAGGTTGGGGTCCAATGGCATGACTATTTACCTTTTTGATTTTCCAGATGCTTTAGAATCTTGTCGGTTGTATCCAAACCTTTACGGTCGGTATACTTACCCAGCACTTTACCGCGCTGATCGACAATTTCCTTCGTATCTGCAAAAAGAAAAAAACCACCCACAAACGCATATTCCCGACCACGAAGGTTGGGTTGATTTGCGACAGGGGCAGCGGCTTTTTGTTTTGTTGTTAACATGGCTTACGCTCCGTTAATGGCAGGGAACATTTCAGCATACACAAATGGTGCATACTCACCTGTTACCGTACCGCCTACTGCTTGCGTCTTCACAATGAATTCAACCGCTGTACCTGCAACCACTTTGGTTGGGGTCATGGTTAAGTCCATTACTTCAGTGCCAATGGCTTGAGAAACACCTGCTTCAACAGACGAAACTTCAACGGTGTCGATTTCCATCGATAACACGCCTACCGTTGTAGTCTGAGTACCAGTTGCTTCTGTGCATGTGCCACCGAAACCGTAAATCACACAGTCGTTCACAGGAACCCAGGTGAATACGGTTGTTCCAGACGCATCAGAAATATCCAATGCACCTAGATGACCGGCAGCGCCAACGCCAGCGGGAAACAATTTCTGCTTTTTAGGATATGACATCGTTTCCTCCTTATGTTGACCAAACTCGGATCATTTTAAGTTCGCCAGGGACTGCTGTCTCATAGGTTCTTTTGAAACCTCCAAGGTAGTACCAAGCCAAACCTTTATCACGACCAAAGTCTGTTGGGATTTTTGCACGTAGTTCTTCAGGCACGGCAACACCTTCTACCACTGGATCTTCACCGAAAAATACAGCTTCACCTGCAAATGCGGTTGTTCCAAGTGTGTCGGACAATACGTTGGATTCCTCAATAAAGCGGCATCCATAGTAACGACCAATTTCACCTGCAAACAAACGATCAGGGTCACCATATTTCGCAGCTTCTACCCATCCGGCAGCGGCTGTATCTTCTTTGATCTTGGCAGCAAAGCCAACAGAGCAAATGCAGATATAGTTTTCACCGTCGAATTTAGGAACCAGATATGGTTTTTTCATCGTGTCCACAATTCTGCGAACATCGAACGATTGAACATTTCTGGTGGCTGCGGTAACAACCGTGGTTTCTAGCGAAAACGTAGGAGCAACATCCGTACCAGTCGGGATGTAGGAAAGAGGTGCAGCCTGAAATTCAGTTGCAGCCGCTTTATCCAGCGTTTTTGCCATATCATTCTTAAGGGCTTTCACTGTAATGTCTTCAACATCCAGTTTGGCAAGCGCCTCAAGTTTTCCTGTCCAAGGAACGGAATTCCCATACTCAGTCACGATCAATTGACCTTGACTTACTACATAATCGGTTTCAGGCATTTGCGAGAGTTCCGCAATCGGTCCACCTTCAGTATTCACGTTACTGATTCTGTCGAACAAGTATGTGCTACCTTTGTGCATTCCAAAGCCAGGTTCTTTTCTCGTCATCTGACGGAATTTCATCATTGGCTGGGAAGCATGACGGACTTTTGCAGACAGCTCTTTGCTAGCTAAGAAACCACCAGACGAATCTGGTTGCCAACTTTGCATTGTCTACTCCTTCATTAATCCAGTTTAATAAACTGGAGTTGTTTTTCTTTTGTTCATGGCAGCTACTTCTTTTGCAAAGTAGTCAGCGCCTCTTTCCTCTTCAGAGGTCGATTTAGGACCTTCTTCACGGGTTGGGGCGTCTGGTTCTGACATGGAACCACCTTCGATATGCACAGGACTTTTGGTGAGTTTCTTCTTCAAGTCTGCCAAATAACCTTTGGTTTCTTTGGCCACCTCTTCCAAAAGAGCATCTTTATCCATGTACTGTGCTTTCGCGCCGTACTTGGCTTGAACGCGCCCTGCAAAATATTGCACGTCACGTTGATACTCCTTAAGGTCGGGGTATTTCTTGTAGAATCGCTCCTCATTGGTACGAGCCGATTCACGCTGTGCAATTTTGGTTTCAACCAGCGAACCTACTTTTTGGTAGATTGCCTGATCCCTTGCCTGCACATAACTTTCAAATTTCTTCCGATGTTCATCGGATGGAAATTGAAGGCCGTAATCTTCCATCGACGCAAACTGATCTTCCGTTTGATAAGAAGAAGGGTTTGTTTCTGCGGAATTAATCAACTCATTGACACGTCTTTCCCGAACGAGTTCTTCAGTAAGACTATTGACCTGTGATTTTAGTTCTTTGTTACTAGCCAAAACTTCTTCGATCATTTTCTGATCGATCTTGCTTTCGCTCCCAGCCTGTGCCTGAGTCCCAGACACATTGTTTTGATCTGTCATGTTTTCCTTGAATTAACGAGGGACACTCGCTAGAGAAAATCAAACAAAGTTTTTACGATAAAGAAGGGTCCCTTGCTTTATCAAATACCGTTACGCCGAGCCTTATGTGCGATTTCTCGCGCTTCCTCGATGGTTAACTCGACGGATTTTAAAATCTTGGTCAGCACATGGGCTTGACCTGCCAGGTGGGCATATGTGCCAAGGTCAGGTTTGGCTCCTGCAAACTGAGAAAGAACACTTTCAATTTCAGCACCCAAAACAGGCCCCATGATGCGCTGTAAGGAATGCGCTTCTGTTCCTGCTTTAAAAAGCTCAATCGGAGATCTCTCGTCCTCTTGAGGAATATGGATGCCAAGTCTGGTCATTTTTTTCTCTGGGCTTTAAGTCTCATTTGTCGAAATGTATTGTGAGCGCCTTGAAATTTATTCGAGATTGGCGTTTCCCAGTCTGAACGAGGAATTGGATCGCATTTGGTTTCCATCACCTTAGCGGCTGGTTTGATGTCATAAATATCTGGGTTGATGAATTTTTCCATCCCCATATCGCTTTTTTTGATTTGTTTCATTGCATTCTCCCTTGAGGTTGATCCATTGGCATCGCATTCCCAACCCCTTGAGGAGGTGCGATGGGTGAAGAAAGCAAAAGAGAGTCAGGATCTTGGTTCATCAGTCTTGCTCCCATCTTGGCAATGTTTGGCCAGTTGATGGCATTGGCCATTGGTGTTTTGGCAAACATTCCTACCCACTGTGTTATCTTTGCAAATTCTTCCATCTGTTGCAAGATTTGGCTCATCCCCTTGACTTCATAAGCCAAAGCAACTTCTTCCTTAGGAATCATGTTGAATTCTTCCCCAAAGAGTTCTGGGTTGTACTGTAGAATATTTTGGTAAATCATCCACAGAAGTGGAGAGAGCACATTATCCTGGGTGTCTTCTGCGAGAGATTGTAAAAAACCTATGGATTGAACGGCTTTTTGTTTCACTTCTGTAGCCGTCTTATCGCCGGAAGACATCAGGCCAGAAATGAATTCATTAATCCCTGTTCCATTTTGGAACTCACGATCCAACGCCGACATCAACAATAAGTTTTCTTGGGTTAAATGTCCAAGCTGAAATTCTTTCAAAATCTCGGTGCCAGGAGGAACGCCTTTTACCTTCACCACTTTACCTGGGTAAATACCTGACTTGTAGTTGCCAGGGTCATGAAGATAATCAATATTAAGAACAAACGCTTTGATGGCTTCTGAAGCGGCTGCGTCAATGGCCAAGTTATATGCTTCGTCGATCATGGCACAAATCCCAAGAACCTGATCGCCAAAGGTTTCAGGATATTCAGTCCCGTCGATTTCAAAGATGGGTCCAAATTCAAAGGGTGGCTTGCCGTGGGCAAAAGGGTTTTCTTTGGGTGCTCGTGCGAGATAAGCACGGTTAACTACCGTATAAACCACGTTTCGATGAACCGTGTTCCCCATGTCATCATCTACGTCTCCCCAGAATTCAAGAAGTTCGACTTCTTTTCTCCAGGCGGGTTTGGGAGCATCGATCTGATCTTGTCGGATATGTTCTCTGGATTCATCTTCAGGATCTTCAAAGTCTGTGGTTCCGATTTCGGCCAATGTTTCTTTTCTGTAAATCCCTGCTTCGCAGTCACGGCGATAGTCGGATAAATCTTTTTTGATGCGATGGACAATAAATTTACGCCGTCCTGTAGGATCGATAAAAAAGTCAAACGCTGAAACGGTTTTGACAGGGAATAAAAACTGTTGATCTTCGGATATTTTAGGACGATTGCCAATAGGCTCAACCCAGGTCTTATAGATCATGAGAGATTCTAGGAGTGCTCTGAAAACACCGTTAGGGAACTGTTTTTGTTTAAACATGGACTGATCAAGCACGTCTTTGACGGCTTTGGTGACTTGGTTTTGAACCTTGATGGTTTTTTCGTTACGGCCTTTGAATGAGAAAAAATCATCTGACTTGATCATGGCTGACTTGAGGGTGTTCTTGGCTACACGAACGGCTTGTTTGAATTTAGGTAGGTGGCCTTTGGATTGCCACGCGGCTTTGTTGGAGTAGTCCATTTGACCAAGATACTCCATCCAATTGGCTTGCCATTGCCAGCGTTTGTTTAAAATAGCATCTTCAGTATATACAACGGCGGCTACGCAATACTGTACAAGGTTGACTTTGGGCGCTTGCCCTAAATTTTCTAGCGACATCGTCCTCCAAAGCTCCACTTGGGTTCAGCGATTTCTATTCGTGATTGTGTCACTTCTCTTTCGGTCATGCAAGTGTTGGCCACAACATATCCGTAAGCATCTATTCCGTGTTCATAGTAACCGTCTTTTTTGGGTTGTCCATCTTCACCCACACAGTACCCACCTAAAAATCCTTCAACAAGATATTGATTGGCTGGGGTATCATCAATAAGAATCATTTGCTCACCACCGCGAGATTCACGAAGCATTTTACAAATCTCATCGGCCCGTTGTCCTGGGGAGGTCATACGGTGGATGGGTTTAATCCCGCGTTCCCGAAGAACCGAGATGGAAGATTTTCCTGAGTCTTTTTCGTTTTTGCCGGAAGGATCGCAGTAATCTACAAAGCGGTGAGTAGGGTACATTTTTTGAGAGATCGCCAAGATTCGATCACGGAAAGCATAGATGTCTTCGTTTTCCACTTTGACTGTGTGGTAGATACGGTGACGAGAAAGGTCATCAATTTGAACAAACACGACACAAGGGTGACGTTTCCCAAAGTCCCAGCCACGCACCATATCAATCCCTTGGGTGGGTTGGTGCAAATGAGCCACATGGATTTTTTGACGGAAATCCACAAACACAGGATCTCCTGTTTGGAGAATTCCAAATTCCCCGTCAAGGTAGCGACGTTTCCAGTCTTCATCGTAAGTGTCGGTTAGGCGCTTGATGTAATCAGGTGGGAGGTTGGCTGCGTTGTCTGAGGTTTTGGAACGAAATAATTCATACCCAGGTTTCATTTCTTTGACAAACAGATCGTGAATCCAGTGCTGAGGAGAGGTTGGGTTGGTGGCCAGCATTCCACGAAGGGGTACGTTTTTCAAACGAAGACGACCGCAAAGAACAAGCCATTGATCCAGTGAGGTTTCATCAGCTTCATCGATGGCGAACCAGCCAAGCTCCAAAGACTTATAGCGGTTGATTTCATCTAGGGGACCGAAGTGAACCAGGGACGGTTTGGCTCCGGTTCGGATATAAATTTCGCGCTCGGACTTGTTGTATTTTTCAACCATGTTGTCTGGGATGTAATCTAGGAAACGTCTCATGGTGGTGGTGCGAAGCTCAGGCAATGTTTTACGGGCAATCAGACCTACGTTTCCTGGATACTCAAGGGAAAGGGCTAGCCCCTCAACGCAGAGAGTAGAGGATTTACCAGAACCGAGTGCTCCCACCATACCTTTGTACGTTGCATTCGAGGAATGAAACGCGGATTGACTTGGATTAGGGTCGTAGTTGATGTTTAGATGCATGGCATTGTATAGTATATACATACCATGAAGCGTAAAGTTCTCAAACCGATTCATTCTTTCAACCCTGACATGGTGACGATTTTCTTTCCGGATGGTGGTTTTAAGCACACCATGCTTACTCCTCAGGAAGAGGTAAAGCCTGAAAAAAGAGCGCCAAGATACAGGGAAGTTTTCCAACCCAAAAAATAGTTCCAAAGTCGTCTACTCACCCAAATTTCTCTTTGGGAGTAAATACTCCTGAGAGTAATTTCCTTAAAAAGCGTCCTGAAAATAAGGAACATTTTGTTTCACGTGAAACTTGTGAATCGTAAGGTGACTTTTCTTTTCACAGAAGGTATAGCAGGGGAATGAAAAACAGAGTCAAGAGTAGTGAATTTAATTCTTCGTGGATGAATCGACGGGTGAGAAAAAACGGCACCGTCTACTTCGTCCCCCCTGTCAACACATCCCCTGTGAAGGTGTTTACAGAAGAAGAAAAAAAAGCACTTCAGGCACAGTACAATAAAAAATAACACAAGCAGCTTAACACACTGCATATTACCTTTTTGCGCAGTTTGTCTTCTGGAACCCCAAAAATAATGCAAGTGCTAACATTGATGCATGTTGGCAAAGATTCAAAAAAGCGCCAAAAAAAATCAACCATTCCAATAGGAAAAATTTTCATAGCGAAATAACTTGACACGCATACCTTTTAAAAAGTAATACAAAAAGATCTTTGTCGCTGAAAGGGGTGAAAGCCTGGAACCCCGCGATTCCCCAACCGCCACCCTTACCCATTTCCCCTACCTCCATACATACCCCCAAAAAAATCGTACCCCCCAACCCCAACAAAAAAAATTGCACCCCAACGGGGTTGTGGAGAGGGGGAGTATGGGAATTACGTATCAGCGGGGTGCGTGTCTAGAAGGGGCATGGGGGGTCTGACAGCTATTTTATGGCCATTTCCCCACCCCATAACTGTTACGCTTTCCAGTAAGTACCCGTTATCATTACCCTTTATGTAATGACTTCTGATAAACAACATTATGTTAAATGTATCCCTTAAAAAGGGAATAGGTTATTGATATTGTTAGGGAATATGTCAGTAATGTAGGGTAAATGATGCGGTACATTTAACGCGGTATATAATAAGGGGAAAATGTTGAGTATCATACTCAATACCTGTCCTTCGTTCTCTGCCCCCTGTCCCCCTTCCCATTCGTTGCTAGGCAATGGCCTAGTAATCGTTACAGAGTGGTAACGGTTACCGTTTAAATTTACCGGGAATTTTGGTGGTAGGTGTGTCTTTGGGGACAGCTTCAATGACTTGGGGTTTAGTAAGATCTGGTCTGGGCACGTTTAAGTGAAGGTGGACAGCTCCTGTTGAGGCATTCTCTAAGTCAGGGGCGAATCGGTTAACAATAGGAGCAGCGGCTAGTAATTGGGTTCGAGTGATCTTTTTGCCGGTTTGGCGAAAGTTTTTATTGTTAATTGCACAACCGACCACATCTACCGCATCGTTAACAAGATCCCATATTCTGGATTTAAGCCTTTCGATTTTTTTATCAATGGGCAAAAGGTCTCTTTCTTCAGTTTCAACCACCGCAGGCGGAGTGTAATCCTTTTGTAAGAACTGCCCTGTTTCTGGGTCTTTTAGCCTTGTGTGTGCTATAGGTTCTTTTGTGTCAGTTTCGTTTGTTGACATATCGCAATTGCTCCGTGATGCGGCTAAAAGGCATCATATTAAATCTGTACATTCATTCTACGTCAAAAAGGCCATTCGTCAAAGAATCCTTGCCGCTGGCTTTGTTTCCGTGGGCTCAAAACAGTTAAAAGTCATTTACAAAGGGCAAACCCAATTTCAATGCCCCAAATGCTCCAGAGCGGCTAGAAGACTCTTCTACCCCGATTTAATGTGCTGGAAGTGTTCAGGTGTTCATAAAAAGCGGTACTTCCCTAAAACCAAAGAAGGGCAAGCTTTTTTTTATTTGCAAAGAGCCATGAAATGCCCCACAAAAAAGGAACATTATTATCAAATCGCGCAAAGGCTCTTAAAACAAGCCCGCGCAAGGGTTAAGCCTCAGCGGCGTAAATAAAAATCTTTTGTATTATTTTTTTTGTTGACAATAGTACATTGAGTGTACTACATTACCTTTCATAGGTGAGTGAAC